CATCAAGTCCGACCTTGTAAGCTTCAAAACGGTCTTTTATATCACCCTTTAACAGCTCTTTAGTGTCATGAGCAAAGTAATACGTGCTTTTCTCTGTTTCTAGCAACAAATCCTTGTTAATCGCACAAATAATTGCTCTTAGCAGTGGTTTAACGCACAAATTAAAGGCGTTCTCATACTCTTGTTTGCTACCAGTGCCGTTAATAATGTTGACAGGAACATTAAAAATCTTACAAATTTCAGCCGCGTTAGTCTCTTTGTTCTCATTCAGCTGCATTTCAACCGAAGAGCTACTAGCTTCTTTGAATTGTAAGCCGTTGTTGAGTATTACGACGTTTTCTGAGTTATTACTGTATAGATTTTTCCATGCCGTTTTTAACTTTGTCATTCCTGCGTCGTCTATTGTCTTTTCTGACAACAAAAAGCCTTTTTTATTGCCACCCTTTTCAACTAGGACCTGTTCATATAACATTGTTTGATAGTAAACACTCAAAATAAGGTGGTTTTCATCAATAATGCTATACCCTTCCGCGCCGTCTCTTGTATTACGCAGCACTTTCAAGAACTCATATGGTCTGTAGGGTTTTCCATCAACATGCACTGCAAAGTCCTTATAAATTGGGTCTGTGTTCTTAATTATGCTTATTTTGCCCTCTTCGACGTAGTGCAAGCTCCTAATACTATCTAAACCGCGATTTATGTAAGCATAGCCGCCTCTTCCAAGATAATAATCAGCTACTAACGCTCTCCAAAATTGCACCGCGTCAAGAGTATCGCCTGTCTCATCGTTTAGAAGTTTTACTCTTGGGTCGTCCTTTACTTCTTTTACTGCTCCAGCTTCTAATCGATAAAGCTTGACTGGTATCATTGACACCATATCCGCCGCAAACTTGACACAACTAGCCACGCTTGGAATGTTCAAAGCTTGGTTTCTACTTATCGTTGTGGTACCAAGTAGTGCTGCAAGGAGTAAACTATCGAGGCTTACTTCTGTATCTGCTCTTTCTTCTTTTTTCTTACTAAAAAGTCCCATGTTATTTTCTCACCTCCTGACTATCCGACTTGTACGACAAATCCATCGCTTGGATTCAATAGCTCTTGTTCTATCAAGTGAACTGCTATGATCGTCGAGATTACCATGTCAACCTTGCCGGTAGAATGTTTTTTACTTACATACCTGTTTTTATTCGTATCATACACGCATTTCGCATTCTGATAATTTATCTCATAGAGTTTGCTTTCTTCGTAAACAAATTTCTTCTCCATGATGTGCTCAAACAACAATTTTGTTGGTTGATGCAATACTGAACTGTGCATCTTGACATCTACTGTCTCGTACCCAGCGTCGTCAAGTTTTCCAGCTGTTGAAAGACAATTGTACCGGTCGTAACCTATTCTGATTATCTTAACTTTGTACAACTTCTCAAGCTCCATGACGAAGTTTTCAACGAACGTATAACTTATTATCTCGTCACCACACGCAAAGCATGTGCCTTCCCTAATAAAACGATTGTAGTCAGTTCTTTCGGTCCTGTTCTTCTCTTCGATTCTTCCTACTGGTATGAAAGCCCAACTTTTAGCAATCAACCTTCCGTCGTCGTACGTTGCCATACTTACCGACACGTTATCGTTAGTCATTGCCATATCTAGCCCAATATAAACCTCTTTACCTGTCCAGTCATAGCGTTCTTTCGCCCTGCATAGCCTTAAGTTATCAACGTTTATATACGCCTCGCCGCTATTCGATGGTAGAAAGTGGTTCATATGCTTTGTTAGGAACTCTTCACGTTCTTGTGGCTTTGCCAGTGCGCTATTTCGACTCAATCTAATCTCGTCATAATTCTCTTTGATACGGAGCGGATTAGCCATTGCAAGACCTATATCATCCCACAAATGCTTTTCTTCTGCGTAGTAGACCATCGCGAACACACGATCATCGAACTCTAGCTCTTTATAAATCTTTTTGAGAAAGTCTAGCTCTTCTAGCATGATTGATTTATCTTCCGCATAAGCTGTAGTTAATTTAAACATAAGCGGATTCTTAACATTAAGCTGCCCTGACTTCATGGCTTGTATGTTTTTGTTATCTTTGAACGCGCCGACTTCATCCGCGATAAATGCTGACGGTCTAATCGAGTTGTTACTGTTCGCCACTGCTGTTCTTGGCTGGTATGTTGTGTGTGTTAACTTGCATTCAACACGACCACTTAGTGTTTTAGGTATTTTAAAATGTTTACCCACGTTGGGGCTTGCTGATAATATTTGATTAATAGCTTTTTTAACTTCACCCGCCAGATCTCTGTCAAGGCATATGCTATAAAACTCTGAGTACTCGTCCTCTTTCAGCATCAAGATTATAATTATCAAGGCGCATATAAACGTTTTGGCGTTCTTTCGAGGGATAAACATCGTTACATCTCGATATCTATACTTGCTTGGGTTCTTTTTGAACCTCCAACCGAATATATTGGCAAGAAAAAAAGCTTGAAAATTTTCAAGCCCGTCATGGATTGGTACGCCTACAACATGTAACCCTGTTGCGAAATTCAGTAGTTTTAGTATTCCTTCAATGATTTTTATTTCTTTCCGGTCGAAGTAGTAAAGATATCCAGGCTTTCTGTAGATCTCTAAGTCTTTTAGAAACCATTCACACTGTGTCTTAACTTCAAAAGTCGTAGGCTCTTTTCCAGATATAACATCTTTGGCGTACTTCTTAGCTTTTTCTAATAACATTTAGCATCATCCACCCCTTAACACTTTAAGGAGTACGTCGTCCTCTCGCTCTTGTTCTGGTATAACGAGCTTGCATCTGGATGATATCGTTAATCCTAGATCATTCGCCGAGCTTCGACACTGTTTGAACGCTTTATCCTGTATGTTGGCTATCTTCGTCACTGTATCAATGCTTGCATATACTAGAGGTGACGACAAGCTAGTCGTATATGTCAAATACACTTGCTTTGATAACAAATATCTTGCCAGTGTATCAATATCTAGATCCGTAAAAATTCCAATCTCGACAAGTCTATCGGCTATCTCTTGAAATTCTGTGTGTAAAGCTTCAGGCAAGTACTCTGGTATCTCGATTGGCTTTGATACTATCTTGATTTCTTCCCGTTCTCTTTTTTCAATTTCTGCCTTGGTTAGATTCTTTCGTCCTTTTGCTTTTACCAGTGCTATTGGTTGTTTTTGGCCTGACATCTCTATCACTTCCTCTCTGTTTTTAGCCTATAAGTCCCTAGTAGGGATAATTTTTTAAGTAAATATGGGGACGTGGTGGTGTGGCCTCTAGTATTTAAGCCATTTGACCCCTGGGGGATACCTGTCATCCTATCGGCATTGAGCTTCTTGCTCTCTGGCTATCTCTTTTAGCTCGTATCTAGGTATCTTGTTGTGCTCTGCTAACTCATGATGATAAGCACATATAGTTATAAGATTGTCGTCGTCTAACCTTGCGTAGTAGTTCTCAACTATTGGCTCTATATGATGTACTTCTATATCGTTGTATGTGTACTGCTGCACTGTGTCGTACAACTTACGTATGCATACTTGACATAAGTTCTTGTCTCTACTCTTGATCTGTTCACGCTTCTTCTTCCATGCGGTTGACCACCTGAAGCGATCAGCAGCTGTGTTGTTCTTGATGCGTGTTGGCTTATGCCCACAGTCGAAGTCAACCTTATGTATCTTTCCACAAAATTTGCATGTTATTAGTCTAGCCATTGTGTACCACCTTATTTAGTCATGCCTGCACTCCCACCCTGCGCTTTGATTCAGGACTAACCTAATCGCTGTGACATGTCCTCTCCCTCATCAATACATCCAACGAAAAAGGAAGGCCTCAAACATTTCTGTTGTAGAGACCTTCATCAAAGGAGGTATTGGCTATCAATTCACCCAATAACATTATATCACAGTTTTACCCCCTAAAACTGCACACTTTCTGCAAGTGATTTACAGTGAACCCCATTTCCTCAGCCACAATTATAACAACTCTGTTTCTCATGTTATAAAATGACCGCTCTGACATCTTAAGTAATACTGTATAAATACGCTTGTTGTGTATCTGTTGTTGGTACTTGTATTCATATAGCCTTACTTCGTCCTCAGTCATACGCTTCTTTGCTCTATCAATGGCTTTAATGGTGTTAAGTGCTCTTCTTAGCTGAATGTTGCTGATAAGTTCAATAGCCTTGTCCTCTGTTGGATGACTTATCTTGTAGGATGGTGCTAACTTATCCTTGTCATACGATATTGCTTGATCACATGCTATTTCTTCTCGTATCTCGTTAATCAGTTTTAGTGTTTCGTCATAATGATATAATTCACTTTCGATGTACTTCATCAACGCTCTTTCCATAGTCACCTACTAAGCCTCTCGATTATTGTTTGCTTTATTAGTTGTTCTTTTAGCTCTTGCACTTGTGCTTTTACAGCTTCCATTAGTTCGTTCTGTCCGTCTGCTTTACTGTTAAGTGCAGCCATGATGTCATTGTCAACTGTATCTTGCATGATTAAATGATGTATGATCACTGATTGTGTTTGACCTTGTCTGTGTAGTCTGGCGTTCGCTTGCTGATACAATTCCAAGCTCCATGTTAAGCCAAACCATATGATTATGTTTCCACCAGCTTGAAGGTTAAGACCATGGCCTGCACTTGCTGGATGTGCTAATTGTATTTTAGTCTTTCCTTGGTTCCAAGCGATGATATCCTTTTCGCTGTTCAACTCTTTAGCTTGCTTGTATCGCTCTAATAGTCTTTCACGGTCATGCTTGAACCAATAGAAGATTAATACTGGCTTTCCGTTTGCTTCTTCGATGAGTTCGTCAAGGGCTTCAAGCTTTAGATCGTGAATCTTAGTCCAACTATCTTCTGTGTAAATAGCTCCTTGGTTAAACTGCTGAAGCTTTCCGATAAGTGCTGCAGCTGTCACGGCATCAATGACCTTGTCTTGTAGCTCTAGGATGAACTCTCGCTTAAGCTCTTTGTATTTGTCTCTAAGATCTGGCGTTAACTTAACATCTACAAAGTTATCAATCCTTTCAGGCAT